AGAGATATGTGTCAAGTATTAATAACAGAAGGTCATGCTGTAGAATATGACGGAGGCAAAAAGAAAAAAGTTTGGGGTGATTTTTAATGGAATCAGCCGTAACTTTAATTCAGGAAGTTGGGTTTCCAATAGCAGCAGCTTTAGGCCTAGGGTGGTTTATTTACAAACTAATTATGCGTATTGTTGATGGCATGGAGACAAAACTTGATACCGTTGATGAAAAAGTAGAAGCACAAATAGCAGCCATAGAAGAACGACTCGGTACAAAACTTGATTCGCAGCACGGTATTTTGGTAGCATTAATAGATAGGGTGCGTAGTTTAGACAACGAAATTATCCGTCAGGACACTTTAGTAAAAACCATATTAGGCGTACCACAACTTATAGACAGTAGCAAAATAGCAAAAGCAGGTAGAGATGACCAAAGAAAAGACTGACAACACTTGGATTTATAGGATAGCAGGCTTGCTTTGTATTTTCTTTTTTCTTGTAGTTTTAACAAATCCTTTGTGGGCAGACACTATTACGCATAAATTTAAAAATCCATCTTTTAGCGGTATAGGTACAAGCTCTCATTATCTTACTATAGAAAATCAAGAATTTAATCGTAAGATGAGCATAAAAGAAGAAATTAAGGCTATACAAGAACAAATAGAAAGAGATAAAGAAAATACAACATTAGCTAGATTTATACGCAATTTAGAATCAAGAATTTATGCTCAATTATCAAGACAGTTGGTAGAAAATTTGTTTGGAGAGACACCAAGCACAGAGGGGACACTAACATTAGAGGGCAACACCATAAAATATAGTATTAAAGATGGAGTTATAACCCTAATCATTACGGACGAAAACGGAAATGTCACTGAAATACAGCTGCCTATTGGCGATTTTAGCTTCTAGTTGTAGCTTAAACCCTGTTGTAACCAATTTAGAGGACGGCAAAACCCTACCGAATGTTCTACAAATACAATCAGAAGAATTACTTAAAGTTGACCAACCAAAAATACCAATAGTAGTTGCAGTTTATCCAAACAGTTTTACAGACCAAACCGGGCAAAGGAAAAGTAACAGCGAATTTGCGTTATTTTCTTCTGCAATCACACAAGCACCAAGTCATTTGTTGATAAGAACATTAAAACATACTGCTAATGGTAAGTTTTTCAGAGTCGCTGAAAGAGTTGGTTTGGACAACTTAACCAAAGAAAGACAACTAATACGGTCTGCTAGAGAACAAAACGAACAAACTGATGGTCCAAAACCAATCATGCCTTTACTTTTTGCAGGCGTTCTAATGGAGGGTGCTGTAATAGGGTATGACACAAATGTAAAAAGCGGCGGTATTGGAGCTAGGTATCTTTCTATTGGAAGCAGCAAGCAATATCGTGTAGACAATATTACAGTTGCTTTGCGTATGGTTTCTATTGCTACAGGCGAAGTGTTAATAGATGTATTAGTCAGTAAACAGATATATAGCTATGGGCAATCACAAGATGTCTTTAGATTTATAGAAGCAGGCACGGAACTTGTTGAGATAGAAATGGGTGATGCAGAAAACGAACCAACAACATTAGCACTGCAAAAGGCTATTGAAGAGTCAGTTTTGCAAATTGTAAAAATAGGTTATGATAAAGGTTTCTGGGAGAAAAAAAATGATGAAACTAATTAGTTTATTGTTTATCTCTACATTAGTATTTGCAGCAGATAATGAAATATATGTAGACCAAAGCGGTGCCACCGCTAACATTGATTTAGAACAGTTAGGTTCTGGAAATATTATTGGTGGTCTTAATTCTGTAGCTGGCACACTAACAGCCTTAGATTTAGATGGTATCAGTATGACACTTGATATTAACCAAATTGGTGACACTAATAAATTTTTAGGCGACCTTTTGGGAGATTCTATTACTGGATTTTTTGAATTTGATGGCGATAGTAATACCTTTACTATACAAGGCGACCCAACGAATACTTATGGTATTGATAACTCTAATTACAATGTAGATGTTACAGGTAGTACAAATACTTTTACATTAGACCATGGCACAAGCGCATTGGCTGCTACATTAGATTTAGATTGGATTATACAAGGAGATGGCAATACTTTTGACTTTGATATTAATTATGATGGCGGTACATCTTATGTAGATGTTGATGGTGATAGCAATACAGTAAACTTTACTGGTTCTGGTTATGCTGGTGGATATTTTTATTTAGACCAAACAGGTAATTCAAGAACATTCAATATTACTCAAGCAAGCACGCAAGATAATGACTGGCTCAAAATTATTTCAATTTCTGGCACTTCTGCTTCTACCGTTTGTGTTGTTCAAAACGACCAAGGTACAAGCACAAGCTGTTGATATTGGAGACATATCTGAGCTAAATGGCACAGCACAAATTGTGCGTGATAAGCCGTATGTTGCTAATTTAAAATTTGCTATACAAAGCAACGATGAAGCTATAACACAAAATGGCCGCATGGCTATTACCTTTCTTGATGATTCTACCGTAAAACTTACAGAACATAGTCAGTTACTTATTGACGAATATATTTACGACCCAGACCCAAGCAAAGCGAAGATGGCTCTTACCTTTGGACTTGGCACAGCTAGGTTTATTACAGGCAATCTAAACCGTATAGATAAACAAAACATAACACTTAAAACACCCACGGCTAACATAGCAATACGCGGAACTGATTTTACGGCTACAGTTGACGAACTAGGGCGTAGCCTTATAATTTTGCTCCCAGACGCTCTAGGGCTTTCTAGTGGCGAAATAGAGGTGGTTACGGCAACTGGCAGTGTTTTGTTGAATAAGCCATATCAAGCTACAACTGTTGATGTGTTTGAAAGCTCGCCAACCAAACCAGTAATTTTAGACTTGTCTTTAGATATTATTGATAACATGCTTATAGTATCGCCACCAAAAGAAGAAGAAATAAACCAAGAAGAAACAGCAACAGTCAAGACAGTAAATTTGCTTGATTTTAATGACCTAGATATTGATTATTTAGCAGAAGATTTTTTAGAGGATAACAGTTTAGAATTTACTGAATTAGATATAAATTATCTTGATGTAAATTTTCTGGAAGACTTGTTAAATGTATTAGATGCTTTAGCAATAGAAGAGGAAGAGGACCAGTTAGCGTTAGCTACAGGTATAAATATATCTGGCACACTTGTAGGCCAAGATGCAAACACACAAATAACCACTATTGTTACAGGACAAACCGTTAGTTTGCGTAGAAATGTAAGCGAATCAGTGCAGGTAGATTTAAACGCAAGTGACGGATATACGGTTATATTGATACAAGATGGTGTGTCGAATATTGTTAAAATCAACGGTGGTGGTGATTCTGTTATAACTATAACTCAGAGTGATTAAGTGTAGAAAAGTGTTGACATCTGTTATACAATCATTATAATTAAATATATAAAATTAAGGAAACACTATGAAAACAATACAATTAACAGATGCACAAATTTATCATCTTAGGCACGCCATTGAATATTACAAAACTGGACAAGATGAATTATTAGAACATAATAAAAAAACCTTGGCATTTAACAAAAAACATTATCCTAACAATGTGGATGATTATGGCTACAAAATTGATAACCCACAAATTAAACAGTGGATTAGAGAACTTGTAGGTTGTCAAAAATGTTTAGATAATGTTTACGACAAATTATTTTAGGGCAGCAAGCATGGAGGAGATAGAATCAAAAAGCTAATACTACTCATACTACCCATACTAGCCTTACCCCTGCTGTTTCAATCTACTCCAACAGAAATATTAAAACTTAAAACATTTGATGCTTTGGTAGCAAAACAAGAGCCAAGCGGTAATTTTGTTATATTAAACATTACAGAAAAAGATGTAGCAAATATGGGCGGCTGGCCTTTTCCAAGAAGAACCCTTGCAGAAATACAAGTAGACCTGATAAATAAAGGAGCTATGGGTGTTGGCTGGGTAATTAGTTTTCCACAATTTGACCGCATGGGCGGAGATGAGGTTTTTGCACAAACTTTGAATTATGCGCCATCTGTATTAGCTATGTTTGAAGATAGCTCTGGTAATTATCCAAATCCAACAGGAACCGTAATTATAGGTGA